AAAGATAGTGATGTTCAGTTTCTTGTTTGCTTTCTTAGGCATTTTTAAGCGTTTTAAAGGTGTATAAATAGGTTTTGATATCTGATGTCAATTAACAACTTCGGCATCAGTGAACAACAAATATGGCTCTTTTTTTTGAATCTTGTATCTGACTGCTGAAAAAAAATCTCCAGCCTGGCCATTGTCGTTGATCAATTTAGTCTCTCTAATTACTTGGCCATCAATCCAAAGTTTAAAGATAAAGAGGTGATCTGTGATCTCCTTAGTGATTTTAAAATTAGCCAGGATCTCTCCTTTTTGTCCGACTAAAAGATCTGCTCCTTGTACTTCTATTTCGTTCTTGTTCATGATTTACTTGTTTATGGTTTTAAGTACCTTCTCGCTTTCCATTTTACCATTGTTTTCTACAATGACATTGAACATCTCTTCTGCCTCCTCTTTGTTCATTGATAAAGATCCACTGACAAGCATTGGAATTCTGTCTGAAGGTGTTTTCATTTGAGTAAACCAGTAAGTTCGTTTACCATCTTTGTTGATCTCCGTTTTTTCAACGAATGTAAATTGTGTTTTTTTGTTTGACATGATTATTTTATTTGTGTGTTTATTGCGTTTAAGTAGTCAAGATATAACTCGACATTGAATGTTGATCTGATGACTTCGGTGGATGGCCTGGAAGACCTTATCCACTTGTCTCTGATCATGATGATTCTCTTTGGGTATTTGATGAATATGTTTCTCATGATTCGCCCTCTAGTAAAGATGCGACATTCTTCTCAACTGTCTCATCGACTGCATCGAATATCTCTTGATCAACATGACACACTGCATCCCATCCATCAAACTCTGGTCTCAATGAGTATACATCAAGAATGGTTTGTTTGATTGCTTTGTTCATAATTCTGTCGATCCCCAGATATTGGTCGCTTACCTCACAATAGAACTTCATAGTCTCGGCATCAAGGATCAAGTCAAAGGTTGTGAACTTTGTGTATCCATGTGAGTCATTAAGGCCACTGAAAGAACTAAGTTCTGTCTCTTTACCTTTTTTAAGTTGGTACTTGATCTGACCTTGAATCAATCCAGGTTGATCTTTAATCTCAAGAGTGAATGTGATCATCTCTTCTGTTGTGTCTCTTTCGAGTTCTGTGATAGTGTATGGGTTTTTCATTGTGTTAATTTTTATATAATTAAAAAGTGGGTTATTAAGCCCACTTGTTTTGTTCCGTTGTCCAGTTACCATTCTGATCCATTCCAACTTGTGGAAAAATCATTTTGTGCAATCCATTCATGTTTGAGAAAATCCAATTTTTAACCAATGTATCAATCATTGATTCTGTTGTGTCATTCTCAAATGTCAATTCGTTAATGTTGCAAACATCACTGATTATTTTTGACAATTTAGATCCGTTAATTTTTTGACCTCTCTTCATTTTAGAAATTACCATTGAGCAAGTATCAACTCCGATTGTGTTAATTGTGATATTTAAAGTTTCTCGTGTCATAATATTTTTTTTTCGTTGTGTTGTCGTTAGTGACACTACAAATATAATAACTTTAATTTGATATAACCTAATAAATAGTGAAAAAAAATATAACTTTTTTCTGAAAGTCCCACCAGCACTGGGATACAGAGGCAAAATTTTTTTTATAATTGTGTTTTGATTAGATATTAATCACGTTTTTTGATTACCCCTTCTGTATCACTTATGTTTAAAGGATTTCTTCATAACTTTAATTTTTGATAGTAGTATACCTCAGAAGGTCAAAAGTGTCTTAAATCGCTTTTAAATGCGTTTTATGGGAATCTGTGTGAATCTACTTTTTTGATTATTCCATCTCTACCATCCTTGTGAAGTCGTTCCATTTTCAGTTCAAGAATTCTGGCTCCGATAGGTTTTATTCCAGCACCTCTTTCAACATGCCAGCCAGAATGACCACCATTCCATTCTTCTTTATAGCATCCACAGACCATCATATGGATCTCTTGATGTGTGATCTCAAAACCTCCTTTGGTACTTTTCAAGGTCTCTCTCACATTTACTCTGGACGAGTTTTCATGAATGTGTCCCATACAATATACATCTGCACCTTCCATTTGTCCCAATGCTCTTGTCAAATTAATTGCACCTTGAGTCACTGGCCCACCTCCACCAGATCCATGAAAATACTTGATCTTAAAATTGCAGATTGATGTACTTGATTTACGTTTCATACGAACACAAAACCAGCCACCATAACCACCAAGTTGAATCTGGCTTCCGTTCTTGTAATTCATAAGATCGACAAATCTGGACAAGAGGTCACTTTCTTGAAACTTCAGAATCGAGGTCTCATGATTTCCGTATCCGACCACTTGAATGAGATGAGCATATGGTGAAAAGTATTCGACCATTGTCTCTACTATTGAATCAAAATATCTTGCATTGTTGTGTTCTGGTCTTACATCGGATTTGTTTCCTCTGCGATCTCCTCGACCTTGCATGATGCACATCCAGTCACCGATTCCCAGAATTGGAATGTTGTTCTCAAGGCAATAATCAAGATCTTTCTTCAGTTTCTCTCGGTCACACTTTGGATTGTCCCAGTGGATATCTCCTATGACTGCGAGTTGTAATGAGTCTCCATCAATATCTAATTGATGTACGTTCTTTGACGATCTTGATAATTTCATTTAAAATTCTTTTATTATCACGTAAGATACAAATTTTTGAGAACTTCGATTTTTCGCATCCTCAAACCATCGCATCAGTTTTATATATTTGGATCTTTGATTCACCACTTGACATCCAGCAGACCATGAGTTGATATCTTCTCGATGTACTTGTACATTCTTTTTACTGAAGTCATATGTGTTCGAGTGGAAGTTTATACCATACCATCCCATGTATGCTTTTCCGAGTTCTTCAGACTTTCCATCCATGTCTCCATCTCTGTACACCATGACTTGAGATCCCAGTTGTTTGAGTGAAGGCATTCTACCACGATGCAGACCATACATCCAAACATTATGATACCACATATCTGACTTAAGAACTGCCGATCCTTTGGAGTTGAACTTCTTAAATCCACCTTTTAAAATTGTTAGGCCAGGATGAGTCGTTCCAGTCATTACATCGATGAACTTTGTTCCCTCATATATGTAGAACTTATCATCAAACTTGTTGATCAAATCATCCTTTGATCTTACTCCAATAATCCAGCGACCTTTTGGATATCCTTTGAATGACTCCAGGCTTTTAACTCGATCAAGTAGTTCCTTGTCTGTATACTTTCTGACCATTATTTCTGTGGTTTACAATTCCATTTCTTCCATACAGATACGATCACAAAGATCATGATCAAGATACTGACTGCTGACTTTCCGAAGTCTGGTCTGTTGATCAACTTTTCAATGATCTGGATCTCCTTGTCAAAAGTCACCTTCTCAATAATCAATGTGTCTTGTTTGATAATGGTGTCGATGATTGTATGTCTTCCATCGATATTGGTATCGACATGAATCATCTCTGTGTACGTGCTATCTTCATTCATTTTAAACGTTTTTTAATTACTCCCTCGATGTATTCCCAAACATCATCAAAGATCAAATCAATCTTCTCTGTGATTTCATTTGCTAACCATCCCACCACAAAGGCAACTAAGATAGTCAGTCTGGGAGTTAGGTCATTGTAAAACAATTCTATCACTCCAATAAGTGAGAAGGAAAGGATTCCAGCCACCACACAAGCAATCAAAATAGACTGCATTTTCATTCTCTTTTTTAATCCCTTCATTAAGGCTCCAGTCATTCCGATGGCCATAGCCAGGAGGTCTGTAAATTGTTCAAGTCCTTTCATCTTATTTATAGTATGTTCGTTTGTTTTTAAATTTATCAGAGACCACACAAGTGAGTTTAACCTTTCGACTAAAGTCATAGTATTCTAATGATGGACTCTCTGAGACTATCACTGGAAGATCTTGGTATCTATATGATGGATTGTGTGCATTGTAATCTGATATGAATAATTGATTCTCACTCAATAGATATGTGTCCACAAGAGGCCTAATAATGCAGTCATCAGATGGATCTGTGATGATCTCATAAGAGTTCAAGTTCTCTCTGATCACTCTCTTCATCTCTCTGTTGTTGTATATGATATTATCAGTCTCTTGATTTGGTTGTCTGTTTCCAATGTATCCCTCGAATCTAAACGTAGACTCAACGTCTGAACCACTGAAATCGATACCTTCCTCTTCTTGATATCCGTTGAATATTGCTCTTATTCTTGCAGTGTTCAAGGCGTTTTGTATGGAATACCTATCGAGGTCATATTTACCCCATGACAATTCACCAGTGATCCCACTGATTGAATAGGATATTTTTAACTCATAGCACCCTACTCCATCAGAACTCATGACATCATTCCAGTTGATGGTTGTATAGTACGCATCGGATTCATTTGGGAATGGTACAGATGTCGGTGTGTATGTTGTAGCCACTCCATTCTTTTTGAGTACAAAGTTGAATGTATCTGAAGGATCTGAAACTTTTAACCATGCAGATGTCTTATCATTCTTCCATGTGTCTGATCCTGGATCAGAAAGAACTTTATACACACAACA